ACCTGTTAAGGCAACAAGAGCCAATAAAATATTATCATTCGATACAGATGGTAATGTTGGAGTAAGTACACAACCATTAGCAGGTGGTGTTACAGTTAGTTCATTAAGTGCAGGTGCAACCGCTACAGCATCTTATAATACATCAACAGGTGTATTAGCATTAGGTATTCCTGCAGGTGCTACAGGAGCGACAGGAGCGGCGGGTGCGGACGGTGCTGACGGTGCTGACGGAACAGGCACATTTAATGATTTTACAATTACAGATGGTTCTACATCACAAACAATAACAAATGGAAATACATTAACTTTTACTGCAGGAGCAAATATGCAGGTAGCAGTAAGTGCAACAGATACAGTAACAATAACTAACACAGCAGACGACCCAGTTGCAATGGCAATAGCTTTAGGGTAGTCTAGGAGATATTATGCCAAATACATTTAAAGTAAAAACAAAAGCAAGTGTTAATAATAGTTCATTAGATACAATATATACTGTTCCTTCAAGTACAAGCACAGTAGTATTAGGACTGGCACTATGTAATAAAACAACAAGTGCAATAACGGCTGATGTGCAGTTAGTAAGTGATACCTCAGATACAGAAACAAATGCCAATATTTTTTTACTAAAAGCAGTAAGTATTCCGGGCTCTTCAACACTTGAAGTGTTTGGTGGTCAAAAGGTAGTAATACAAACAACAGATGTAATTAAAGCACAGGCATCAACAGGCTCTGCCCTTGATGTTGCTTTATCAATTATGGAGATAACATAATGCCTTATTTAGGAGTTTCTCCTGCGGCAACAGGAAGTGTTGGTACAAACCAGTTAGTTGATACGGCAGTAACAACTGCAAAAATTGCAGATAATAATGTTACTACTGCTAAAATTCTTGATGCAAATATAACAGGAGCAAAATTTAATGCTGATGTAATTAGTAGCCAAACGGAATTGTCTGAAACTCCTGCAAGTACAGATGAACTTTTGCTTAGTGATGCAGGGGTGTTAAAAAGGGTAGACTTTTCCTATTTGTCAACAAGTTTGGCTGCAAGTTCTAAAGCTACAACATCATCTTCTGGTACATTTACAATATCAAGTTTGACTATTGGAATACCTTTATTCTTAATTGGAGGAAATACAGCAGGAAGTTCAAGTGATAAAACAGAAATAAAATTTAAGGTAACATCAGGGACTGCAAATGATGGACAATGTAATGGGTCAAGTATTTTTTTTGGTTTGTTTTCTGATGATTCAACGAGTGGTATGCGACCACCGGGAACAGTTTTAATTCCAAGTGCAACGTCTGTTGTTTTGAATGTAACATCAATAGTTGGAACTCTAAAAGCATATCAAGCAGGATAAATAAAACATGAAAGGATATGTAAAAATAACACCAGAAGGACTAATAGCATTTAATTCTGATAATACTGAAGACCAAGAAAAACATGGCAAAGATGAAAACACTAGAGAATTTTCAAAAGAAGAATATTCTTTATTTGGTAATCAATTAAAATATGTTGGTAATGAACAAACTTCAGTTACAGGAAAATCACTTATTGATGCAAAAGTTTCTTTTAAGGCATATACGGAAGATGAACTTTTTAATTTTGCAATTGAACTTTTAAGAGATAAAAGAGATGATATTTTAGATAAAACAGAGTGGACAGTAAATAATGATAATGCATTAACTGAAGATAAAAAAAAAGAATGGATAAGTTACAGAAAAAAATTAAGAGATATAACAAAAGATTTAAAAACGAGTGAAGATGTTGAAAAAGTTACAATGCCAACTGAACCAAGTAAGTAGGAAAATTATATGCCTTACCTAGGAAACAATCCAACTGTAGGAAATTTTGTTAAACTAGATACTATATCTACTGTTAATGGACAAGCAACATACAACTTAACTCTTGATTCAACAGCATTTACACCTGAGTCAGCAAATCATATGCTAGTGGTGGTAAATGGTATTGTTCAAAGTCCAACAACTAATTACACAGTATCAGGCTCACAAATTACCTTTACTGGCAACCTCGTTACAGGAGATGTTGTGAACGAGATTCGTGTATTTGGTGATGTCCTCAATATTGGCACTCCATCAGATGCAACAGTTACAAATGCCAAAACAAACTTTGTATCTACATCAAGTGCCGCAGGATTGAGCATAAAAGGTGATGGCACAACTGATGGTACAGTACAACTTAATTGCTCACAAAATAGTCATGGAGTAAAGATTGCATCACCTGCACACTCTGCAGGACAGTCTTATACAATAAAGTTACCTACGGAGAATATTGCCGCTGATAAGATTATGAAAGTAGCAAGTATCTCTGGTTCTGGTGCAACTGCTATAGGTCAAATGTCTTTTGTTGATGAGCCGAGTGGGGGAATGACGTTACTAAATTCAACTTCTATTTCTTCAGGCACATCAGCAGTAGACTTTAATAGTTCACTTATAACCTCTACTTATAAGCTTTATGTATTTCATGTTATAGGATTGTTTGATTCTGTTACTTCTGGTTCAAATGGTATTGGTATGAGGTTTTCAGCAGATAATGGTAGTTCAGTTGCTAGTAGTGGCTATAGAACACATAATCGTAGATATAATGAGGGTGGATATACTGATTATAGTATAAATGGTTCAACAATATCTGAAATGAGAATTACAGAAATGGTTGGTGTTTATCATGGTATGAGTACAGGAGAGGGTATTGATATGACAATAGAAGTTTATGACCCATTAGCTAGTAGACAAACAAGAATGAATTATAGAGGTGTTAGTATAGCAGATAGAAATACTGGATATGGAGATGAGTCAATAACTCATTGGATTGGAGCTTCATGCGAAGCAGAGCCTTCAGCAGTTAATTTTATTAGATTTTTACCAAGGTCAGGTACATTTGAAAGTGGAACAATAAAACTATATGGGATAAAAGCTTAATGGCAATATTGAGAGCAAATAATAATACTTTAACAAGTGTAACTGCCTTACCTAGTGGTGTAGGAGGTTCTTTAACCTTATTAGCAACAACCACTATATCAACTAGTACCGCGGCAGTTGAGTTTGATAGCATGAATACACGAGGTTATAAAGTTTATAAACTTTCAGTTGTTCAAGCTAGACCAGTTACAGATGATGTGAAACCTATGATAAGAGTTGCAGGAGCAGATGGGACAATAGATACAGGAAATATTTATAATAGAGCCGCAAAGGGTATTACTTCAACAGGGTCGGACATAGATAATGGGCAAGTTGCTGGAAGTTCTAGTGCTTTTTTAGTATTTGGTGGCTCTGTTAATGTTGGTAATGAAGCAGATGAGTCTTTTAGTTTTGAAATGTATATGATGGGTGCTGATGATTCAGCAACATTTACAACTTTTCATGCAACAGGAACTTCTGTGGGTTCTGATTACTGTACTTGTATCGTTAGTGGTTGTAATGTTTTTGAAGCGGCTATATCTACTAAACTACAATTTTCAATGAATTCTGGCAATATTGCGGCAGGAATATTTAAACTTTATGGAATAACATAAGTAAGGAGATAAATTATGGCAACACTTTATAAAATTGTTAATGGTGAAAGAATAGAACTTTCAGCAGAAGAAACCAAGGCTCGTGAGGCTGAAGAAAAGGCATGGGCTGACGGAGAAAAAGATAGAAATCTAGCACAAATAAGGTCTATTCGTCTTGGTATGCTACAAGAAACAGACTTTTATGGTATGTCAGATGTAACTATGAGTTCAGATATGAAAACTTATAGACAAGCATTAAGAGATATAACGAATGGCTTAGATACTGTTGAAAAAACTAGAACCAAACTTGAGCAAGATAGTGATGGTTCATATAAAAACTTTCCAACGAAACCTTAGATAAATGGATAGAAGAACAATACATGATGTTGCGGCGGAAATGGAAGCACACGAAAGAGAATGTGCTGTTTATCGTTCTTCTACACAACGTAGTTTAGACAACCTTGAGAGCCGTATTAAAAGATTAGAACTTTTGACAATGAGTAGTACAATATCTATATTAGCAGTAGGGCTAACTATAGTATTTAAGGTATTCTAATGATTGACCCAATTAGTGCATTTGCTGTTTTAAAAACTGCAACTAATGCAATACAAGAAGCAATTAAAGTAGGCAAGGATTTATCGCAGTTAGGTGGTCATGTACAAAAATGGGCTAATGCAGAAGCAAATATAGATGTTGCCGCCTCAAAAAAAGGCACGTTAGTAGGTAAAGTTTTTGGTAAGTTTTCAGCTACAGAACAAAATGCTATTGAAGCACATTTCCGTAAAGAAGAATTGCGCAGAATGAGAAAAGAAATGCGTGAAATCTTTTTATTGTATGGTTCGGCAGGTCAATGGGAACGATTACAAGCAGAGATAGCAGAGCATAGGGCAAGAAAAAAAGAACAATTACGTGAGATGGAACGCATAAAAAAACGTAATAGAGATATTATAATTGTTACAATTCTATTAATTATAGGTAGTATTGCAGGGTATAAGTATATTAATTTTTTATTAAAAGTTAAAGGATATATATAATGCAAATTAGTCAACATTTTTCACTTCGTGAACTAACCAAAAGTCAAATGGCAGAAAGATTAGGTATAGATAATACCCCTTCCCCAGAACATATAGTTAATCTTAGCCATTTGACTGAACATTTACTTGAACCACTTAGAACTTTAGTGCAAAAACCAATTGTAGTTACAAGTGGGTACAGATGTCCTGCATTAAGTGAAGCGATAGGTTCATCAGCTAAAAGCCAACATTGTGTAGGTAGTGCTGTTGATATTGAGGCATTTGGTACATCAACCTATGACCTTGCAGACCTTATTGTTACATCACTTGACTTTGACCAATGTATATTGGAGTGCTATACAGGAGAAACAAATAGTGGGTGGGTACACGTTTCCCTTGTTCAAGAAAATAATAGACAAGAAGTTTTGACCTATGATAAGGTCAATGGGTATAGAAAAGGACTGATTAAATGATAGGTGCATTACTAGGCCCAATAGGTTCTGTAGTTTCAACTTGGCTTGAAGGTCGCAATCAAAAGATAAAAGCCGAAACAGAAACGAAAGTAGCTATTGCAAAAAGTCGTGCAGAGATTGCCAAGAAACAGGCGGCAGGTGAGATAGACTTACAACAAAGTTTAACTGACCAAATGGGTGAATCATGGAAAGACGAATTCTGGACTCTTGTTATCGGTGGAATATTGATATGTTCATTTTTACCTTTCACACAAGATTCTGTTCGAGAAGGTTTTGAT